AGCTTTTCGGTATGCCTTTAGCTCAGATGCACGGGCTTGGTATTCTTTTTTATAGTCTCTAGCCATCCATCAACGCATGATGCGCTGTTGAACATCAACAGGGTCGATCTTTGGCAGGATAGAGCGCAGGTTGTCCATCGGAGAACCGCTCATTTGAGGTGCATTGATGTCATTTTTAATGCACCATTCGGCTGCTGCTCTCAGTTCAGCAACCGTTGCTTCTCCTGATTTGAGGATGGAGAGGTATTTTTCAGTGATGGCGCGGTGAAGATCGTTAAACTGATCCTCACTTGCCCGGGAATGCTTAGCCATTAGTGGTATTCTTTAGTACAATGGCGTCTAACTTGTTCTCAATGCGAACCATATGGTCTTCAAATCGCCTTAGGGATGTCGAAAGCTCTTCTCTAGATACATAGCGTTCTGCAATGCGAAGCTCGATGCCGTCTAGTCGTCGGTCCACTTCGGAAATCCGTGTATTGAGACGGTTAGTAAGGGCTGCTGCACCTGAAATAATAGCTACAGCAGCACCGATAAGGGCTTCAATCATTAGTTGGCTGGCCTAAAAGTTATGTACCACCCGTCACCAGGCCCCTTGACGGCCCATCGGGGTAACCACCGCTGCCAGCTATAGGCGATTTGCTTGCCGCCTTTGCCGGGAGTGGGATATCCACCGTTTACATTATCCAATTCCCCATAAGGATCGTGGAATATCCCGTATGAGTCCGTATATCCGATCAACAGTGCCCAGTGACCACCTCCATAGGGAGCGGTGTAGTAGCCGTGGTGCAGGAAACCAGTGGCAACTGGGAAGCCTAGTTGGATTTCATTGATCAGATCATCCTTGCGGCCTGTTTGACGGAAGGTGGCGGTAACTCCGTAGTCCCTGCAGGCACGGATCTGGGCAGATGGGTTAGTCGTGTCACCATATTTGAGAACCGTTCTCAAATAAGCATCATCTGCATTGCTCCCCAGCAGGGCATCGGGCTTAAGGAACTTGACAGCCATCGCACACGTGCTGCTAAAACACATGCGATCACCGTGGGCAGTGGCTGAATCGAGCTGGGGATAGTATTGTTTGACAGGTACGATAGTCATATCATTCCCTTTTCCAGGGCGCATGGATAGACATAGCCCCACCAAGCAGGGCACTGTCGCCTGTCTGCAAGGTGGGGTCTACTGGATGGTGGATTATGGTTGGTTCTGCTGTAGCTGGAGGCTGAACTTCGTCGTAACGCCTGATTTCAGAGTCGAGGTTTGAACGAAGTAGAGCCCCCTTAAGATCTACTTTTTTCCAGCAGGACGGAGAGCACGCAGGCTCTTAAAGACAACCTGCAGGATGCTGTTGGACTTGAGCGGAGAGAGGGCGATGACCTCTTCAATGGCAGCAATGACGATCCAGAATGCAGGATGAGAGACGAGAGAAAGGAATTCCATTGTTTTGTTCCGTTGTGTGGATGTTATTTGGCAGCCCAGCCGGTGTTACCTGTGCCAGTTTCCTTGATGTAAAGAGTTGTACCTGCCCCCCCATCAGTCCGCGTGTAAACCGAACCAACGGGAGCAACAACAACACCTTCGGGGCTACCTGTACCAGTAGTCATAAAGCGGTTGCCGGTATTACCAAAGAAAACACTGTTGGCATACATAGCAGTCCAGCGTAGAGTTGGCTGGCCTAGAGCGTAAAGATCAGTAGTGGCAGGCCTGAACGATTGAGAGTCGATCAGGCTGAATTGACCTTTCATTAGATCCATACGGTCAACACTGCTTACTGTCCGCATCAGGATGTAGTTGACTAGTGCATCAGCAGCCCGACGACCAATCCTGACTTCTTGATCATTTCCTCCGAAGATTTGCAACTGGTTGGAGCTGTTCTGCGGTAGGTTATTAGAAAGATCAATCACCCCCACGGATGTGTGGAAGTGATCTGTCATCCCAGCCATCCGTGTGCCAGCAGTAGCACTTCGGTAGGGGCTCATACTGATATGAGGGTTGAACCCACCACCGTAGAACGCGACTTGAGCACCAGCTGCAGACCCAGCTTCAGTACGGAAACTAGCGTTGGCTCCAGCAAGGAATACACCTCCTCTGGTGCCAGTCAAGGAGCCAGCGATAGTGGTCTTATAGGGTCTGGTCTCTGCATAGTTATCACCGATGAAGGTGAGATCTCTGCACATACCAGCGTGCACAGCCACAGGACCGCTTGTAGAGAAGTTCGTATTGATGAACTTAACTGCTCGCATCGGTGCTCCACTGATCTCCAAAGCACACGAATACTTAGAGCGACCGGGAAGACCAACAGCATTAAAGTCAGGAGATGCTTCATCAAGCCCAGAGCAGTGAGCAAAATCAGTCAACACACAGTTGGAGAAGATAGTGTGACTGTGACCACCAGAGAATCCGGGGATGACTTTGCTGCATCCTGATCCACTGGTGTGAATTGTCAGGATCGCACTTGTATCATCTGCCCCAGCACCTTGAGGGCGAACATTTCTTAAGAGTATCCACCCGTCGCCTAACGTATCAGTGACACCGTTGGGAGTTGCACTAGCGGAGTAGGAAGTGCTCCCATACTCATACACATTGCCAGAAAAAGAATCTGACGTGGAGATCCTTACAAGGCCGCCATTCGGGTTGAATTGGTGAGAGGGGGTCCACCTGAGATAGATGTTCTCAGATGTCTTATCCGCTACAGCCCACAGGTCATTATCTCTAAGTGCCACGCCTGACTGGAACTGGCAGTTCTCATAGTGCCCGTGTTCAGCATTAGGAGTTGTGCCGCTAATGACGATGGTCTCAAAGTTCCCGTAGCTCAGGAATGCCTTGTTCTTCCACGACCCAACAACTGCCACATTGTTCATACTTGCACCCCACGGGTTGCTGATGAACACACCTACATCCCAGTCTGCATAGGGTAGGATCTGTGCAGTTTCAAAGTAGCCAGAGAGGCCTTGGACTTCACCAGTGCCAGGGCAAGAAGTAATAACACGAATGTTATTAAATGAGACACGCTCATAGCTCTCCTCAAAGGAGATAGCTGCAGAGAACAGCCTAGGTGTTGCCGCTACATTAGGGGACTTCGTGGCATCACGGTTGGTGTAATCATCAAGTGTGAACTCAGCATCAGTGGAGTTTGAGAAGTTACGCCCAGCAGTTACAGCATGGTTAAACCCTAACTGGCGTCCGTCTGTAACATAGTTGATAGAGCGTTGCTTTGCGCCTGTCCCACAGAAGATGAAGTTAGTGTGACCAAGGCCACGAACATTATCTTCGTACAGTGAAAGACTAGCTGCTCCAAAGCGTTGCATCGGGATGTATCCACTTCCCTGATACTTCGGAAACCGGGGCAGCCTGATGGGATTCTGGAAGAAGTAGTAACCCTTATTAAAATAGACGGTATCAGGCTGCTTAGCGTTAATGGCAGCAATAAGTGCTGTCATCGCCGTATCAGCGTAGACTGGACTGGCAGGTTCTGAAGTTACACCTCCAAAGTGCTCAAAGTACCAATCACCATCTGGCGACCAACCTCGGGTTCCTCCATTCGTCGTTAGTGCTGTTCCAGATGCATCCTCAATGTAAGGATAGCTAGTACCGTTGACGATGACTGAGATTCTGTTGATTGCAGCGGGAACTGTTGCTGCAATAGCGGCGGCTCTGGAAGAGTAGAGTGGGCCAGTGGTAGCACCTGGAGCAAACTTGACAGGAGTAAGGGATGTATCACCAATACCGGCTAATGCAGTTTGGTCGATGTAGTCTTTTGTCGCAGCATCGTCTGGGTCTACAGGATCAGCCATGTTTGTGATCTTGTAGCCACCCATATCCATATCAGCCATCATGCTATTAGACCCATCTGTACTGATAGAGTGGTTAATAGCTTCCTGGTTGATATATAGGTTCTGGGTAAAGTTATCGTTCAGGTCTGACGCCTTGATGGAAGATCCAGGGTAGAAGACTGCCTCTAGGTTATCAATGTCAGTTGAGCGATAGATCCTTACGCTAACACCAGCCGCAGCAGGCGTAGCTAGTTGGATAGTCGTAGCATTAGCTAGTGTATATGCAGTTGTATTGACTCCATCAAGGCTAACCTTAATGTGAGTTTCATCGAGGTATGGAAAGGTAAAAGAAAAGAGGACGGTGGTTCCGTCCCCTGTATAGATATTCTCAGTGACAGCCATGGTTGCTACTTAAGTGGTGATTGTAGAAGCTGCTGTAGTTGTTCTTCTTGCTTATAGCGGCCCTTCTTGCGGAGATCAGCAGCAAGACCATCACGCTTTGCCTTAGCCAGCAGAGCAGAAGCCTCAGCATCCTGCTGAAGTTCAAGCAGAGCGTTCTTCTTGGCGCGGGTGAAGATCCTTGCGATTTCCTGATTGTGGAGGTAGGTCTTTGGATCGTTAGTAATGCCAAGACCAGAATCTCGATCCTGTTCCATCTTGACGATGGACGCTTGGATCTGCTTGCTTTGAAAGAGCTTGGCAAGCTGCCCCTCGACATTCTGTTTGCCAATCAGGTACTGCCACCGGCTCTTCAGGCTGGTAGGGATTTCCCCTACACCATCAGGCATGGTGTTAACCGTGGTCTTCACGTCATATAGGGACCGCCACAGCATCTGACGGGTTTCAGACGCCTCATGGTTGATCTGGAAAGGCATCACAGCGTTCCACATGCGGGTAGGAACATCCCACATCCGCAGTGGTTGGCCGTTGAGCACGTCGTAACGGTAGGGAAGCTCAGCAATCTCTCCAGCCCACAGGTTGCGGTTCTTGATGTTGTCGAAGAAGCCAGCCTCAAGTTCACGCATACCGGGGTTGAAGAAGCGGCCAATCTCATTTCGCATGGAGCTGAGGGGGACGTAGCTGTTGAGGAGGTTGGCAGCTACACGTTGAAGATCAGAAGCTTGCCCATTGAACAGGTCAGAGAGTTGGCTCAAGCCAAAGAAGAAGCTACGGTTGATGATGTTTGCTTGAATCAGGTACGAGGCACGCCCAAGCATCGCTTCAGTCCACGACTCACCCATCTGTTGGCTCACATCTCCCACGTCAGCGACAAAGGCAAGGAAGCCGTTGAAGGGCTCCAGGGAGTCATACGAGATCCACTTAGGGCCATCAGGAGTAGGGAGCAAGACGGAGCGAGGAGTCCAGCCAGATTGCATCCAAGCATCACGTAGCTGCTTGTCCTGCGGGCCATTGCCAGTCAGACGACCAGACAGGTAAAGGCCAGTGGCACCCATGATGGTCATAGTGCCCATTGCCTCTCGACCACGAATTAGGGCCTTTGCTGCTTCGTGTTCGTCAGCATTGCGGATGCCGTATTGGAGCAGATCCGCGTGACCTGTCGGTAGGTTCTTGATGTTGTGGACTTCCTTGATGAAGTTGTTGATGAAGGGGGTGTGCTTACCAGTCAGCTCCAGTGCGTTGTAGCCAGTCCGAGTGAACAGCATGAACGGACGAAGCAGCGGTTGTGAGGAGAATGCACTCTCAATGTTTGCAACCCACTTGGGGAGTTCCTTTGTCATTGCCGCTTCATCGGCAGCAAATTTGGCAAAGGAGTCACGCAGCATCCCAGAGTCGTCGAAGATCTCATCAGTCAATGCGCCTTCATATTTGCGAAGGAGATCAGGGAAGGTCTTGTCAGTGATTGGGATGCCAGCTTCAGTGAACTCGTCGTAAGCCCTCAGGAAGGCATCACCGCTAGCCTTTTGCTTACCGATGATGGTATGGAACGCAAGGTCAGAAGCATTCATCACCCGGCTGCTCCAAGTGAGCAGTGGGTTGCGATTCATATTGCGGAGTGTATTTGCCCAGCCATAGGCAGCCTGCTGAGCCTCGCTGCCTCGCTTCTGTACCCAGTCTCCAAGGATTTCCCAGTCCAGATCCGATTCAGTTCGGTTGTATCTGGTGGCGACAGTGCCGAGGTCAGGGATGTCAGCGTTCTCAAAGTTCGATTTGAGTTGCTTCTTGAAGACCTTCCAGGCATCACCAGTGGCCTCAAACATCGTGCCAATCTGGTGCATCGATGCCTTCAGGGTGCGCTGGTCCCCTCGCAGGGAGGCACCAATAGCACTGAAGACAGGACGGGAGAAGGTGACAAAGCCAGTACCAAAGGCAGCCCTGACGGGAGTTTTAGGACCGCTGATGACACTGTTGATCATCATCGAGCCCATCTCACGGAGGATAGCGTTCTGATAATGAACATCACCATCTCGATAGCCACCAAGCTTGCGAGAGAAGAAGGTGTCTAGGTCAGCCCAGGTCTGGAGCTTATCGTTTGCAGCAAATGCATCAAGGACAAGCTTCAGGAGGTCATCTGACTTGTCTCCCTCTACAGCTTCACGAAGCATTTGGGCAGTGCCTTGAGCACTAGATCCAATGTCAACCAGCCTTTCGGTAATATCTGCTTTGTTCGGCTTGAGGTTAGAAAGGGCAACTGAGCGGAGATAGTTACTCTCCTTAATGCCACGACCAACTGACACCCAACGCAGGAGCATCTGATCAAGCAGACCATCCTTTGCAGCAACGTCAACCTGACCTTCAACCGACTTAGCAGCAAGAGCGAAGTCACGAATCTCTCGATTCAAGATGCTAGAAAGAATGCTGGCTTTAGCTTGGTCGAGGTCACTGTAATAGCGATTACCTTCAAAGATATTACTGCGCTCAAAGACGCCCTGAAACTCCTCATCACTCAGCTCATACACCTTCTTACGGCCAGCCATTACCTCAGCCAGCTCGCGATTAGCCTCGGGCATCAGATCATCGACCGACCTGCTGTTAGAACGAAGGTTATTGAGAAGATCTTGGAAGTTAGGGTCATTATCGACCATCCTTCTCATGTATTCAGTATCCGTGATCGGAGTACCGTCAATCACCCTATTGTTCCGCTCTAGGGCATTCTGAGTGATGAAGTTATTCGGGGTGCCATCGGCGTAGCGAGGGTCACGCTTGACTTGGTTGATGCTCTCGATGGAGTCAATGACACTACGGGTAGTGCTTGTGGAACGTCCTTGAGGACTTTCACCACCAGTGTTGATATATGCGTCGAAGCCTTTC